CAGGCTGTCGGTTGCCGCTGTTGTCATGGCGCTGGATATCGTGCAGAAGGGCGTGGATTGGTCCGCCAAATGGCATGGCGTATGCCCGCTGTGCGGCAAAAAAAAGTGCAAAGTCTATCGGACCATGGAATGGGAAGGCAGTACGCTTACACGCTACCATAAGTGTAAGTGCGGTCATACGTTCAAGAGTTTGCAGGTTGAGGTGGGAGAATAATATGCAACATTTCGGTGCTGGACCATTCGTCGCTGCCCTGTTTGATGAAAACATGAAATACAGAGAAGCCACCAAGGGAAAACCGCCAGAGGAAATGTATTTGAGATACAGTGAAGAGGTAAAGTTTCTGTCTGAAGTCCCAAAGGAAATGATACATATAATTCCAGGTAAAGTGTTCACAGAATCTATTTTGTTTCTAAATGCTAAAATTATTTTGGTTGATGATTTCAAGGGGGAACGTTTCCTCCCAGATATTAGTAAGATGATTAAATTTGAAGGTTACAGAGATGATAAAAATGAAAATTAAAAACAATTGTGTAAAAGATGTTTACCCAGTAACAACAGTTGACACAACAATGTTTTTTATCCCTAATTTCCTAGGAACAGAAAAGGAACAGTGGTTTCACATTCCAAGGAATAGGAAGTTGCTGCGAAGAATATCAAAAGTTAGGCCTTTCCCAATAATTTTTAAAATTAAAAGACCATAAGGTCAAAAATAATTCTGAATCTCTGTAGTGCTAAAAACTGTTTTCCTGAAGAAACTTTCTAAGCCCCGTCAGCCATAGGCCACGGGGCTTTTTTACGCCCATTCTCCGTAGTAAAATTTACTACGCGTAGTAACGACCCCCTTCCTTTTATTTTTCCCGTCACGGTAAGTCCCGGCTCGAAACCTCACCTTCACTCTGAGGAGCAGCCGTGGCCACAACCGAAGAGCTTCAAACCCAACTTTCCGCCTATCAGCAGGCCGAGGCCAAGATCCTTACCGGCGCGCAGGAAGCCCAGATAGGTAACCGGCGCTATCGGCTGCCTGATCTCAAGGTGATTCAGGATAAGATCAAGGAGCTGGAGATGCGCCTGGCCATCTCCCAGTCCACGGTCAATGGCCGCCGCGTCACCCACTCCCAGCCGGTGTTCCATGGCCGCCGTGGTTGGTAAGCGCTTCGAGCGCACCCTGCGCGGACGCATCTTCCAGGGAGTTTCCTCCCTGGTGGGCAGCGTGCTGGGTGTTTTCTCTCCCCGTGCAGCCTTCAGCTACATGGCTGGCAGAAACATGCTGCTCCGCGCCAAAAGTCGCGGCTATGACGCGGCCCAGATGCGCGGCCCGAATTCACGCTGGCACCCCATGAACCGCACGGCCGACAGCGAGATCCGCTGGGAAGGCCTCTGGGTGCGCGCCCGCGCCCGCGACCTGGGCCGCAACGATTCCCGCATCAAGGGAGCCATTGGCACCATCTGCAACAACGTGGTGCGCACCGGCATCTGGCCGGACCCCACCGTGGCCAAGGCCAGGGGCAACGAACCCCACGGCGACCTCAACAAATCCTTGCGCGCGCTCTGGAACGCCTGGGCCCCGCATGCGGACGCCTCTGGCTACGGCAGCATCTATTCCATGCAGCGCCTGGGCCTGCGCCACCTGATCGAGGATGGCGAATATCTGATGCGCACCGTGTGGAACCGCAATTTTCCGGTGCTGCCCCTGCGCATCCAGCTTATCGAGGTTGACCAGCTGGTGGAATGCCTGGACGGCCAGATAGAGAACGGCAACACCATCCGCCGGGGCATCGAATTCACCCCCGAAGGCACCGTGGCTGCCTATCATCTGCTCACCCACCATCCGGGCGACTACGGCTGGACAAGCATGGCCGCGCCTGTGGGCCAGATCGTCCGCGTGCCTGCCACTGAATGCAAACTGGTGTTCGCCCGCGAACGCATCAGCCAGACACGGGGCATTTCCTGGCTGTCTCCGGTGATCATGCGGGCCTTCAACCTGAACGAATACGACGATTACGAGATGATTGGGGCCAAGCTGGCCGCCGCCTTCGGCGTGTTCATCAAGACCCCCTTTGCCGAAGGCATGACAGCCTCCTTGGGCTCTCCCGTTCCGGGAATGGACGGCGAATCGACCGAAGGCGCAGCCGGGCGGCCCATGCAGGATTACATCGAACCGGGCCGCATCCAGCGCCTGGCCGCAGGCGAGGATATCCAGATCGCCGAACACTCCCGCCCAGGCTCCAACTACAAGGATTTCGTATCCAATAACAAGCGCGACGTGGCCGCAGGCATGGGGATTTCCTACGAGACCCTTTCCAAGGATCTGTCGCAGACCACCTATTCCGGCGGACGCCAGGGCCTGCAGGAAGAGCGTACGGGCTACTCCGTGCTGCAGGATTTCCTCAACGAACAGAAAAACGACTGGATCTACGCGCAGTTCATCCGGGCGGCCTACCTCTCCGGCGTGGTCTCCCTTCCGGGCTATGACCAGGACCCCTCCCGCCTCCTTTCCAAAACCTGGAACAACCCTGGCTGGCCCTGGATAGACCCGCGCAACGACGCCCAGGCCAGCCAGATAAAAATAGAGCTGGGCATCAGCTCACGCACCCGCGAGGCCCGTGCCCAGGGCGCGGATTTCGACGAATGCGTTGAAGAGCAGATCCGGGAGGAAGAGAAGCTGGCCAAGCTGCGGGCTGTCCAGCCTGCCGCGCCTGCTCTGCCTGCCGCAAGTCCCGTTGATCCTGGTTCCGCTGAACCTTCCAAGGAGAACGACAATGCCGACGCCTCCCAAGCAGCCTAAGCGCAAAGGCAAGCGCATGAACTGCCGGGCCTTTTCCGTGCGCACTCCCAAGAGCCTGGATGAAAACGCCCACAGCCTGCGGGCCATCCTCACCACGGAGCAGCCCTGCACCGTGTGGGACTGGGATCAGTGGGATTTCGTGCCCGAGGTGCTTCTGGCCAAGGGCATGGTGGCCCCGGCAAACGGCCAGGTTCCCCTTTTGGACAGCCATTCCCGCGATTCCGTTGAAGCCGTGCTCGGCAGCGCTCGCGACTTCGGCCAGGTGGATGCGGGCGGGTATGCCGGGGTGGACGGCGAAGTGACCTTTTCCAGCGTCGAAGACGCCCAGGACGCGTTCACCAAGTTCCGGGAAGGGCATTTGACGGATTTTTCCGTTGGGTACGAGCCCATGGCCACCATGTGGGTCGAGCCTGGTGCCTCGGCTGTTGTGGAAGGCAAAACCTATCAAGGCCCGGTTTCCGTGGTCACCCAGTGGGCGCTTCTGGAGCTTTCGGCCACGCCCATCGGTGCGGACAACCTGGCCAAGGCCAGATCCCATAAATCGCAAAAAGGAGACAATCCCATGAACAAACGACTGAGGAAGTTGCTGGAGGCCAGGGGATTGTCCCCGAAGGCCACGGACGAACAGGCTACCCTGTTCCTGGAGGCCATGAGCGCGGACGCCCAGGCGTCGCTGCGGGCCAAGGCCGAACGGGCCGATACTGCCGTTGATGACAACGACGGCGAAGGCGAAGACGGCAAGAAGGGCAAGAAAGCCGCCTGCAACGATGACGAAGAAGGCAAAAAAGCCCTCAACCAGGCCAAGACCGAGATCCGCAAAGCTGAGGAGCGCGCCCGCGCAGAGGCTCAGATGGCGGAACGCGAGCGCATTGCCTCCATCAACGGCCACTGCCGCGCCGCTGGCCTGGAAGACCTAGCCGAGAACCTCATCACCAACGGCATCAGCCTGGACGAATCCCGCCGCACCATCCTGGACAAGTTGGCCGAACGCGGCAAGGCCCAGGGCGTAAATTCTGGCCAGAACGTCAGCATGGGCGATACCGAGGGCCAGCGCTTCATGCGTGCCGCAGAAGACGGCCTGGTCTTGCGTTGCGGCCTGCGCATCGCCAAGCCTGCCGAAGGCTATGAGCCCTTCCGAGGCCGCACCCTGCTGCAAATGGCCGAAGAGTGCCTGCAACGCGCCGGTGTGAACACCCGGAAACTCTCCAACCGGGAAATGGCCGTCATGGCCTTTGGCGGCCTTTCGGGTTCCCGCCAGTTCTCCCGGCGCGATATGGTGGCAGCCACAAGTTCCGACTTCCCCAACCTGTTGGGCAACGTGGTGCACCGGGTTTTGCGTCAGGCCTTTGAGGAATCGCCCTCCACCTACCAGTTCTGGACCCGTGAAACCACGGCGCTTGATTTCCGGCTCATGAACCGCATCGCCCTTTCCGAGGCCCCGGATCTGGATCTGATCGAGGAAGCTGGAGAGTACAAGGTCGGCAAGCTGCTCGATTCCGAAGAGGGCTACAAGGTGGCCAAGTATGGCAAGATCTTCGGCGTCACCTGGGAAACTATCATCAACGACGATCTGAACGCCCTTTCACGCATTCCCACTCAGTTCGGCTCCGCCGCCAGGCGCAAGCAGAACGACGTGGTGTACGCCATCCTGCTCGGCAATCCGACCATGGGCAGCGACGGCCTGGCCCTGTTCCACGCCAACCACAACAACCTGGAGGCCACAGGCAGCGGCGCTCCCCTGGGCGTCGATCCCCTCACCACGGCCCGTGCGGCCATGCGCACCCAGAAGGGTCCCAACGGGGCCATTCTGAACTGCCAGCCCAAGTACCTCATCGTTCCGGCAGCTCAGGAAACCCAGTCAGACCTCATCCTGCGTTCCGCCGCCTATCCTGTGCTGGAAATGAGCGCCGGGGTGGTCAACCCCTTCCAGTCCGTGCTTTCGCCCATCGTGGAACCCAGGCTCGACGCCGTATCGACCAAGGCCTGGTATCTGGCCGCCGATTACAGCCAGATCGACACCATCGAAGTGGCTTTCCTGGATGGCCAGGTGGCCCCCTGGATCGAGGAACGTCCCTCCTTCGAGACCGACGGCATCCAGTACAAGGTGCGCAACGTGTTCGGGGCCAAGGCCATCGATTGGCGCGGCCTGTACTGCAACAAGGGCCAGTAACCCCATCCCGCAAGGTAAAAGGAGAACACTCTCATGGCCCAGAATCTTATCCAAAGAGGCGACGTGCTGGATTACACGAATGGTGGTTCCACCACCATCGCTTCCGGCACTCCCATCCTTATCGGCGTGCGCCTGGGCATCGCCATGACAGACATCGCTCCCGGCCAGGTCGGGGCCGTCCGCGTGCAGGGCGTCTTTTCAGTGCCCAAGGATGCCGAGGCCATCTCCCAGGGCGAGCAGCTCTACTGGGACGCCGCCCACTCTGCCGCCACCGGCACGGCGGGAAGCAATGTCCCCGTTGGCTGGGCCTTCGCTTCGGCTGCCTCGGGCGACGCCACCGTGAAAATGAAGCTGCTCCAGTAAACGGGCATCGTTGTGCTGTTCACCCCCTTGGAATCGATACTGATGGTCGCCGTGACGTCGCTTGTGGTGGGCGTCGCGGTGCACATCCTCACCAGGGGCGTCTTTGTGAGCCAATCCCAATGCGGCGAGCGGCGCAAGGGCGTCTGCGACGCCATCACCAACCTGGAAAGGCATTATGAAGAGGCGCGGATTGAGCAGGACCGAAAGACCAAGATCCTCTTCCGCATGGTGCGCGCCATGGTGGTGCACAACAAGGACATGCCCAGCGACGTGAAGGAACGGGTTCTCAACGAGACCACGGGAGCCGGCCAATGAATATCGACTTCCCCAAGGTGCTTGCCGTGCTGGCCCCAAAAGCCTCGCCGCTTTGCCGGGCATGCTTCACAGACGCAGATGCGGTATTCCATCGGCACTCCATCGTCATGCCGCTGCGCTTGCCGCACGCCATGGCGCAGTTCCTCAACGAAACCGGGGGGCTAACAGACGTCGATCTGGTGGAAAACCTCAACTATTCTGCTGAAAAGCTGGTTGAATACTGGCCGCGCCACTTCACGCCGATTCTTGCGCAAACCTATGGGCGCTCTCCCAACGACACGCCGGAAATCCGTCTGCGCAAGCAGATGGCCATTGCTAACCGGGCCTACGGCGGTCGCAACGGCAACGTCAAACCCAATGACGGATTCAACTTCCGTGGGCGCGGCATCATCCAGATCACCGGCAGGTCCATGTACGCCGCAGTGGACAGCTACCTGCACATCGGCCTGGTGGACCACCCGGAGTTGGCCTGCGATCCGCGCTACGCCCTGCCTGTGGCCTGTGTGGTGTGGACGTACATCAAGAAATGCAATCCCCTGGCGGATGCCGACGATATCGAGTCCATAACCAAGCTGGTCAACGGCGGAGACATCGGCCTGGAAAGCCGCAAGGCCTGGCTGGTCAAGTGCAAGGCCGTGTTCGGTGCGGCGGCATGAGTTCGCACCCGGATGCGGACCAAAACGGCGCGGCCAGCTGCCGTCAGTGCGTCGAGTGCATCTATTACAACCGTGTAGCCCCAGGCAATTGTCCGTGCCTGCATCCGCATACGGACGGGAAACAATGTCCGGGCTACGAACCTCGGAGGAGCGCATGAATACTGTCAAGCCAGCCTACAAATCCACGGGCGTCATCGGCGCAATAGCCACCATCCTGGTGGCCATTGCAGCCATGGCGCACATCACCGTCACCCCTGAAAACATGCCCATTGTCATGGCCCTGGCCACCATCATCGGGTTTGGCTTCATGGCCCTGGTGGGCCGGTTGAAGGCCACGTCCATCATCGGCAAAGCGGTTTCGGCGTGTGCGCAACTTACCGAATGTCTCCAGCCCGGAAGCATTCAGGTTGTTGGCGAAAAAGGCCCGGAAATGGCCACGGTGCAGCCTGCCGTTACGCCCGCTGCGCCACCGGCTCCCGACCGAATGACCGACACTCTTGCCGCGCTGCTGGCTGCTGTGGAGAAAATGGCCATGCAAAATGTCCCGGCCTTTGGTGTGGCGCAGAACATGGTTGACCAGGCCCTGCCTGGTCCAGGGGCAGACGCCGCA